AACAATGAATTAGGAGTATTAGATGGGTACTTTAAGACTTAAAAGAGGAACAAAAGAAGCACTACAAACCAACCCTGGTTTTACACCTGCGGAGGGTGAACTTGTTTATACAACGGATAGTAAAGAGGTATTTGTAGGCGATGGAGCCACACAAGGTGGCGTACCAGTTTCAGTATCCACACAAAACCTAGAAGATTTAGGTAATGTTCAAGCACTAGCGGCACAAAAAGATCAAATATTAGTATATACAGGATCAAACTGGGCCGCAACAGATAATCCAGCAGTAGACATACGTGGTAACATATACGGTGACGATTCAACCTTACTAGTTGATGCTATAAACGGAAAAATAGTAGGACCAGTAGAAACTTCAACAGTATCCGCAACTACATTAACAGGAAACCTAACAGGAGATACTAATGGATCTCATACAGGTGGAGTTGTTGGTGATGTGGTCGGAAACGTTGTAGGTACTGTTACAGGTTCATTAACAGGAACAATGACAGGTTCAGTATTTGGTGATGACAGCTCAGGATTATTAGTAGATGGAATAAACAACAAAATTACTGGTGCTATCAATGCTATGAATGAATCAACATTTGATAACACTATTAACATAGGTACAAAGGTATCTAATCCGGCTTTTAATTATAACACAACCTCTACTAACGGTGCTTTCCCACAGTCAACTATACAGATAAGAAATGTACACAATGATGTGACAGCAGATGAATTAGGTTTATTTAGATCTAGAGGAACATTAGGCGCAAGAGTCACTGTACAAGCAAATGATGTTATAGGTGGTTTTGGTTGGTCGGCATTTGACGGATCATCCGTTCTAATTGGTGCTAACATGAATAGTGTAATTAATTCTGTTTCATCAAACAACCTATCAGCAGATTTGATTATTAGAACCAGAAACGGTGCGATATCAACTTATGGTGAAGCAATGAGAATTAAAGCAGATAAGGGTGTAACGACACAAGGTTACATTCAGTTTGGAAGTTACACTACTACACAAAGAGATGCTTTGACTGCCGCTAATGGAATGGTAATATATAATTCTACAGATAATAAGTTCCAAGGCTATGAAAATGGTGCTTGGGCTAATTTAATTTAAATAATTTTCCTTTATCATATAAATCAACAATTTCGTTGAAAGGTATATCTGTGCTGAACTGACAGTGAAATCTATAATCATTTGTTTCATTTGTGGCATTATGATATTCTAATAAATTAAAAATTACTGCTGTGTGATCCGTATAATTTATTGTTTCTTGTAATTTAAATTTAGCATTATCGTAATCACTGTATTCTCCTGATTCTAGTGTCCAAAACTTTGTAGGTCCAAAACTACGAATGTCTAACGGATAGACAGGAATACTAATTACACTTACTCTTGGTACAAAAGGATTCTTTTGATCTACATGAATCTTTCCTATAGTAAAAGGCGTCTGTCCTAGTATTTCATAATGTACATCAACTAAAAATTTTTTACCAACTTCATCCATTAGCTCTGTTGGAATAATATCTCTAGGACAATACCAATTCCAATCTGTTTTTCCATACTTGTCAGGCTTTGTTCCTGTATAGGCAAAATTGTCTTTATGTTTTAAAATATGATCAGCAAGTTTATTTCTTGTTTCTTCAGTAAATGTAAGCTCATTTATTTTTTGAAAGTACGGTCTCATTTTCTTCTCCATATTGGATAGCTATTTTTAATTTTTTGTTTTATGTCATCAAAAGTATTATGTGTAAAACGTAACTTAAATAAAATTCTATCTTGGTCTTTTTGTATCGGCACACTATGATTGATGCTAGTGTTAATCAATGCCACGTCATAATATTCGTCTGGATATCCTTCAAAATTTATTGGAGTCTGGCCGCCTTCTAATAAAAAATTTATGGCACACAAGGTGCCTACATCAGTATGTACTAGGACTTCTGTATTTTGTTTTTGTGTAAGAAAACTAGCTTTTATATCATCAGTATCACAAACTTTTTGAAATAATGCTTTAAGACGTCTACTTTCTGTCAGATCAAAATCTGTTACTTTTGGTTCTCTTGATGCTGTCCATGATTCTTGCTCTGTCCACCATTTGTCATCTTTGTCAATAAATGATAGATCATCATTGTATTCTATTCCTTCGTTATATATCCATGTAAGAGTTTCCTTATTAATAGGTTGATATCTAAATACTTTAGATTCCTCTAATAATTTTTCCTTATCATGTTCCATTGAAAATTTAAATATACAGTCTTCCATTTTAATCTTTCCTACCTAAATAATACATTCTGTTGCCCATGTCTAAAGCAACTATGTCACCGGTGGCAAACCAATCATCGTATATACAAGTATCTCCTTTTACATAAAGTTCATGGTCAACTATTTTCCAATCACAGTAAAATTTGTTTCCTAAAATTGTATATCCTTCAAAACATCTTTGTTTTACATATTCTACATATTCTAAGTTATCGAATTCTATGTTTATAGTAATAGGTCCTATTTCACTCATTCCCCAATTAGGTTGTACTATTGCTCCTCTTTTAACAAACGCCTCTATCATTTCCCATGATACAGGATCACTGCCACCTAGTATTCTTTTTCCAGATAGATCACAATCTGTAAATCCTTTTGTGTTCATCAAAGCTGTCATCTGAGCAGGTGCTAAAAACGTATGAGTATAGTGTTGGAAATTTTTTAAAAAAGTAAAAGGATTAAATTTATTAAGAACTGTAACTTCTGCGTTTACACTGAAAGCAGGTAAACTTTGTGCTAATAAGCCACCAGCATGGGTCATTCTTGTAACAGTCAAAATTTTGCTTGAAACAGATATCTTTTGGGCTTCTACGGCTACCTTATTTGCCGCCTTTAGGTTTTCAGGAGACCTAAAAATTTGTTTGGATGGACCTGTTGTGCCACTACTAGAAATGGTTACACCTTCTTCCAAAATCTTTCCAAAATCAATCATTTTCATATCTTTCCAAACTATTATTAATTTGATTATTCACTTTAACAAACGTGCAAAGCTCATATAAGCGGTTTATGTGTTCTGCGCCTACATACGTACATGTACTCCTTAAACCCCCTTGTAACTGCTTTAAAATGCGTTTAATAGGCCCTTTACAGGGTATTAACAAGTCTCTACCTTCGTTAGGTTTGTAATCCATTTCGTCTGGATTTGTTTTATTGTACATTTTGGTACTGCCCAATCCATATAAATTTACATAGTGTTTTCCATCTATTTCTACCTGGTTATCGCACTCATCACTACCACTTACCATACCCGCTATCATAACAATTTTGGCTCCTGCTCCTATTGCTTTCGCAACATCACCTGGAGTTACACAACCGCCATCAGAAACAATATCCAAACCAAATTTTGTTGCTTCGGGATAACAATCCATAATAGCACTCAATTGTGGTACGCCGACTCCGACTTCTGATCTCGTTTTACAAGCCGCTCCACTGCCTACACCTACCTTTATTAAATTTGCTCCTGCCATTGCTAATTTTTTAATTACTGACGGAGTTGCTATGTTTCCAGCACAAATTTTTATGTGTGGAAATTCTTTTCTAAATTGTTTTATTGTTTCTACCATTCCTTCAACATTAGCATACACATTAGCAATATCAATATTAATAATCCCTACGTCTGGAAAATGAGATATAATTTTTATAGTCTTTTCTCTGTCCTTAGGACGCACACCACTTGTGATAGCAATATATCTTCTATCCTTTATTTCCTGAAGGTTGTTTAAATGTTCTTCTAACGTATATTCTTTGTGTATAAAAGTGAAAAAACGCATTGGTGTTAGTATGTTTGCTATCTTATATGTGCCAGTGCTTGTCATATTAGCAATAGCTATAGGATGTACTGTAGTATCTAACCAGTCAATCTCTATGTTTATATCTTTACGTGTTAGTGATTTAGATGCTTCGCGTGGTTCTATCAAGACATCTTTAAAATCTAATTTAGTGACTTCTTTAACTTTAATATCCATTTTCGTTTATTTTCGCATGTTCATAGAACGGTGCTACTTTCCATTCTTGTGTAATTCTTCCTCGTCTGATACTTCCAGGATCTGGAATACCTTGTTCGTTATCTGTATCCCAATCAGTGATCTTTACCCATTGCCCTTTGTATCTATCTTTGTTATTAGGATCCAAAGGAAATTCAATAGTGCCAGGTTCTACTACTTTACTATATCTATGTGGCTTACCATAATGGCTCCAAATATAATCTTCAGTATAACCTAATTGGGATCCTATTAGTTTTACCATGTCCTTCATTTTTAAATTTTCGTCTTTTTCTTTTTGGTATCTACCTAACTGACCAACGTTTTTAAAACGTAAAGTTACATCAGGAATAGCTTCTCTTTTAATTAAATCGTGTGCTCTAGCAGGTACTTCCTCATTTATTCCTTTTACAATTATGATTCCAAAGTTTAGATTGAAATCATTTTTTGTATTCTTTACTGCTTTTATTTTTTTATTCGCACAACGCATCTCATCAATTTCTTGATACCAATCGTCATTGTCTATGCCATTGAGACTAATGTATAAATGTTTAAGTCCTGTATCTTTTATTTTTTTTACAAAGTTAGAACTAGACAATCTTAAACCGTTTGTTACTAGAATAGCATTATGTCCATGCTCAAACGTTGTATTGATAAAGTCTATCAATTGTGGATGTAGAGTAGGCTCTGCGCCAACCAGTCTTATCATTACTGGACGTTTTAATCTTTTTATAAAAGACTTATATTTTTCGAACTCCATGTCAGGAAAGGTTCTATTTGGTAGATAACAATTTTTACAGGTCATGTTACACCTGTGTGTTATGTCAGCCACCACGTCAAAAAATGTACAGTCTTCTGCTTCTTGTTCGTAGTAATTTAGTTTGGATATATCAAAATCATTAATCATGTATGAATCTCATAGTATTTATAAACACTAAATATAATGAAAAGCATAATAGGTTTCCAATATGTATGATGTAAACAAATGGCAAGAATTATATCAACCCCACACTGATTACCAAATTAGCAAGTTTAACGTTACCGATCTACCTGACAAATACAATATAGATTTAAACCGATTAGATGAAGGCATTAAAAATACTTTACAAAATTTTCAAATGATACCCTATACTGTTGATGCTGGTAAGGCAGGTGTTATAAAAGTTCCTGGTTATTACGGTTTATGTTTTAAATGTAAAAAGGCTAGCACAGAACCGTTATCAGAAGGCTTATCTAGTAATGTACACACCCACAGCAATAAGAATGAACAAATAGATTTAGAATACACTGAAAAGACTCCTGCTTGGTTTGATTACTTAGATGAGGTGGTCAGTAAATTTAGAGGCAATGTTACACAAATAAGATTAATAAAACTAGAAGCAGGACATAATCTTTTAAGTAGAGAGCAAACCAGTCATTTAGACTATCCTTGGTATAGAGGCATAAGGTTACATTTATGTATCACTCCTGGAGTTGATTACGTGTGGCGGGTTTTAGGGGAAGATTATCATTTCGAGAGATCGGAAAAATTAAGATATTTAGATGTAGGCAAACCTCACGGTGCTGTCAATCAACATAACGAAGTTGATAGATTTGTTTTGAATATTAATTTAGCACCAAAATTAGATTTACACATTGACGAGCAAATAGAAAAACAAATTATTTAAATAAATTTAATTTTTTTTGTTTATATTCTTCGATTCTTTGCCTATTTATTTTACTGTATCCTCTTTTAATATACATTTCATCTAGTGTCATACCTAGCAGTTCGTCCAAAGGCAATTTTGCTATGTATTCTGTCATATCAAAATTAGATAGTTTTTGTTTAAAAAAATATTTTTCCATAAACATTTCGCTGAATTCTGTAGCTTCTCTAAAGTTACTCCATTCGCTTTCCCATACTAACGGTCTATTATCTAATTTATTATTCAGCCTTCCTTTTGAATCAGGATTATTATATCCTTTGCTATATGCCCAATCTAATAATTCTTTGTTTTTTGTTTCGACGTAACCGTACTTTTCTGCGTCTACGCTAAAATCACTTTGTGTGGTGTTATCTTTATCTTTGCTTATATGTAATCCCCAATACCAATAGCTATCCCAATTCTTATTGAGCCAATCCATGCTTTCGTACCAATGACTAACCGGTTCATATGGCAACCCTGCTATCATACCAATAGTACCTCTATACAATCCAAGCCTATTATTAAACTGATCTCTAATCCATAGTAACCCTTCTTTTACTCTTTTTGGATCCATTCCTTTTCCAATACATTTGGCGGCCAATGGATGAAATGTTTCTATACCATAAAAATGTCCCCATACCCTTGCTCTACAAAGTAATTCTATTTGCTGTGGTCTTGATATCAATAAATCAGCTCTAATGAAAGAAGTAAAATTAGCCTTGAAAGGTAAAACTTCTACTGCTTTTGCTAATTTCTCTATTTTATTATCTCTGTCATTAAAAGTATCATCACCGATAATATAATTAGTAGTTCCCCATTTTTCATAATTTGTCATTAATTCGTTATACAAATCATCCGAGCTTCTGCTGTAATCTTCTTTGACAGCTAAGAAAGCGTAATTACAATACTTACATTTAAATCTACAACCCCTAGTACATTCTAAAGTAAGGGCTTCGTGTGGTTCTATGAAATCATTAGGGTGGTAATTACAATTATACTTGTCTATTACTAAACCTTTATAATGATGATTGGCATCTATTAATAAGCTATTAGGTGCCCAATCAGGATATTTTCCTATTGGCTCTGGTCCGCCTCTGAACATCCATTCTAACACAGGAGTAATGGCATGTTCACTGTAACCGAATACCATACAGTCTGCTCCATAATCCATTTGATAAGGTTTGGGTCCTCCCATCAATATTTTAGCATCTGGATATTCTTTTTTTAAAAAATTAATTTTATTTAGGACCATTTCGTCGTTCATCCATAGATTACCAAAAGCAAATAAATCAACTTTATAAGGTAAAGAATCTACAAATTGTTTTACTTCCTTATCTGTCCATCTAGCTAACCAATCTATCACCTCAACAGTCCATGATTGCATACGCATCATATCAGCAATTTTATACGCACCCATAGTACGTCTAATGATATCGTCTCCACTTTCATTAAAAATTACTGCGTAATTCATTTTATTTTTGCCACCATATTCCAACAAGGATATGCCCAATAATCACTAAAGGAAGGTAAAGTGTCCTTTTCTAATAATAAAATATCAAAACTTTTAAATGTATCTAACATATCTTGTTCTTCTAGCTGTGGAGGAGTATAATCCACGCTTCCTAATTTATTTTCTAATCTGCCGGATTGATTACAATATATTCCTTCATGATCTAACATTTTGTAAATAATATCAGCATACTTTTGCCTTAATTCGTGAGGTACAAAATGATATAAACCAAAGTCTATTATGACATCATATTTTTCATTTGTGTCAATTTTAAATATATCTATACAATCAAATGTACAATCACTTTTCTTTTCTTTAGCAATGTTAATTGCTGTTCTTGAAATATCTATACCGTGTACTGTAAAGCCTTTTTTACTTAAAGGAATACTGTTCCTGCCTTCACCGCAACCTACATCTAAAATTTTTCCTCCTTTAGGAAAAAAATTAATAAACTTATCTAATACATTAGCCGGTGCTTTACCCCAAGCAGGATTTCCTTCGTGATAAATTTTATTCCAAAAATTAGGTAACCTAATCTCATAATCTGTGAGATTTTTATTGACCGGATATTGTGTTGGCATTAGGTAAGATCCGCAACTGCCTCTGCGTATGGCGCCTCGTATGCCCAACTAAAAATTACTCTTATAGAATCAGTACTATTAACTATTTGATGGGGTACTTTAGTGTTTATTAAAGTAGGCATAACTGTAGCATGTTCACAAGCAAGTTCAGCATTTTCAACATAAGTCAACCATTCGTTGGATTGCCATATGCCTTTTTTATCACCAAATTGATCATAAATTTTTTCTGCTATCTCTCCACCAGTAAAAAACTTTGTGGTCTTTGTATTGTCACAGTTAGTAACAGGTATGCTTATTGCGGAACTCCTATGAGCATCAATATGTATTGGCCAAGATCCTTTACTACATTTCATTAATTTAATATGATTCTTTAATTTAGGATACTTGTCTCTTATACCCTTTAGATAATCGTCTGCTTCTACATCAACCACCTTCACATCTGTATATATTGCTAGTGCTTCAACATCTGATAAACTTTTCCATTCATCAGTAAGCATATTATCTGCTATGCCTTTCATATAATCTAAATCTATGAATCCAGGTAGCTCTGTTAAATATGGTTCTTTCATAATGTTTTACCTTTCAATTTATCTTCAAATATTTGGCAAACATCTTCGTATGTTTCTTCAAAACACAACTGAAACACTATTCTTGTATCGTTGTCCTCTGTGAAGTAAACATTATGATAATGTCCACCAGTATTTAATATTGCCCCGTATCCTTCATAATTGATACTGGCTACTTTATTTAGTGACTCATCATAGAACCAAGTCTCACCACAATTTTGCGTTAAAGGAAAGCTGATTACTGTTTGTCGTGGTATGTATGTACCTTCAAACTCGTTATGGCGATTTTTATCCTTATGAATTTTACTTCCTGATTCGTTTACCTTCAAGAGCTGGCAAACACAATTTAAACCTGTGTTATTAAATTTTTGTATTGTGCTAGGTAATTTAAAAAAACTTATTTTATAACTTATATCTACAAAAGCATTAGGCTTTAATGCTATTTCTAAAAGTTCTTTCTTAGTGCTTTCACTAAGAATGTTAGGTACAACTCTATAATAGGGATCATAACTTTGTAGCATATTGTTCTTTTTTAAGTTCATACTTATCTATCAATAAATCTGTTATTGATCCTGTTTTTGTAGTGGGTGTAACTCCACCGCTAGAACTTGTAATGAATACCTCATCAGCAGATTCAAATTGTTCAATAGAAATAGGTGTTCTATGAAATTCTAAATTACACTCCTTTGCTATATCCTCAACTACGGTCATTGTGACTCCACGTAGTACGTTGGCACTAGCTGTCATTATTTTTTTATCTTTTACTATTCCAACATTGAATCCAGGTCCTTCGGTTACGTTTCCTGAAGTATCAACAAGAACTGTAGTATCAAAATCCTTAGGACGTTGTATTTGGCTCATAGTTAGTTCTATCCATGCCATGTTTTTAAAAGTTTGTCCATAGTAAGCATCATGAACCCTTTTGACTTGTTTGTCCAAGTAAAGTTTTACCATAGGTGTAGACGCTATAGGATAACTAGGTTTCATATACATAGCAAAATTTACAGGACAGTTTTCAAGATCTCTTGGATTACCACTAGGAGGAAATCCTCTCCATAGGATAAACCAAACAAAAGCATTTTTAATTTCATTTTTGCTTTTTAGTGTTTTACAAATTTCTAACAAATCTACATCTGGTATTTTTAATCCATACCTTTCAGCACTATTTCGAAATCTATTTTCATGTCGATCAAAACAAAACGCATTACCGTTGTATACTGGCATTACATCGTAGGTAGCATCACAATGTATAAATCCAAAATCTAAAATACTTGGCCCTATGTCTTTCAACGGCATATACTCACCGTTCTTATATGCTGTTAGTTCTAATACGTTACTCATCAAATTTTACCTTCTTTAGTTGCGGATCATCAGGCAATTTTTTCTTAAGTTCTTTTAATCTATTAATACGCCATTCTAATAATTTAAAATCTAAAACCCAAGGAAAAATTGCGTGAATAAGACTTCCTATTGTTACTCCAAGTAGAAAAAAGAATTCAGCCATTGCTAATCTAAAATGCCACCAATACCCCGCATCTTCTCTACCTGCTTTTGCTTTTGCTTCTTTTAAATGTTTAGGATTGTACCACATAATTTCCTTTCAGCAAACTTCTACGTCTATTATATTCATTAATATCTAAACGCCAAACAGTTTGCTCACAGTTATATAATTCCATATCACAATATTTTTCTAATATACCTTGCTTTGCTAAAAGACCCATTAATCTGTGATTGCGAGCCGCTTTACCGTTTGAATGCTCTCGGTAAATGTTTGTAGTAATATATAGCTTATCTGTAGGACAGTAGTCTATAAAGCGAGGTATAAATTCTCTTTGTGTAACACTATTCCAATCACCTTTGCCTAATCCCTTAAAATTATTATTGTGCGGAAGTTCGCAACCTCTAAATAGTATCCTCCAAGCATCATTGCTTACCTCTGGTAAAGGATGACACCCAGCAACTGCTATGATATTTCCGTTTTCCATAGCACAAAAATATTCACCCCATTCCTTTGTTTTTTCAAACCTCATTTCTTTCAAACTACTATTGTTTACATAACCTAATTCTTTTGCTTTTTTACAAAAGTTTTCTAAGTTAGGAATGAGATCATCCGTTATTACTTTTACTTCAATCATAGTGGCATTAAATTTGTGACTATTGTTTCTGCTGTATTTTTATTAAGTTCAAGATTAACAACCAACCAATAACTATCATTATTTGTGCTGTTGAATAATTGATGGACCTTTGCTGTATTCAAAAAGTATAAATGTCCTACACGCCAATTTAATACTTTATCTTCTAATATAAATGTACAAGGGTTTTCCATTGGACATATTAATCTACAACTATCTAAATTAAGATGCCTAAAATCTCTATGTGTAGGAAAATATCCGCCTGGTGCTAATTTTAAAATGTGTGTTCTAAAAAAATTACCTTCAAATGGATACAAAAACTTTTTAATATTTTCATTTTTTATGTAAGCATCTGTATATACGTTAAAATCTTTTTCTTCATAATTTGTTTTATTTTCTTGATTGTATTCGTGTAAACTATCTAGATCAGGTATACCAGACAATCCACCATCCAAACTTGTAAGGCTTAATCCGTATCTAGCGATTGGTTTTCTTGGATTATATTTGACATAGTCAAAATTTTCTTCTGTCCATTTTATGTAGGTTTTGCTATCAAAATTAAAACCTAGCCTAATAAAATCTCCATATTGTGTTATAGTTTGATAAAGGCCAGACAAGATATCCTCCAAATTCTATTCATATAAATATTTATTGAACGCATAAGAAGGTTTTAGCCAATATGAATAGACAAACTCAGCTTGAAAATCAAATAAAGTTTATGAATTATGACCGTAGTAAAAACATGGACATAATACGTAATATGCAAAAGTGTCAAAGAAATTGGGACTACTCCAAAAAAATATGGGACGAAATAGTTGAATATTTACTATGGATAGCTGAAAACAGTCCTTCCAAACAATGGGAAGCGTACTATGATGTTTACTGGAGTGCAGATAGAAAAGTAATACAAGAAATATCTAGATATACTTGGGGGTGTACACATAGCAGAAATCCTCCTAGCACATGGAGAAATGCTCAAAGCAATGCTAATATGTATATGTTGTTTGTTGCCAAAGAACCAGAAACACAAGAAAATTGTAATCCTGATGGCACATTAAAATCTAACACAAAAAATTCTAGATGGGAAAATGCTTATGTAAGCATTGGAATAGCAATGGGCCTAGTCATGCATGCGGCACATAAATTAGATATGGTGACAGGATGTAATAAAAGCCACGGTGATATAAATGGTGATATGTTTTGGGAAAATAAACTAGGAATTTTAGATGATGTCAAAGCAGGTAAAAAGAAAATCGCTTATGGCATAGGTATAGGTTATCCACAGGAAGATAAAGAAAGATGGCAAACTGACGAAACAGAATTAGCAATCGGTGCTGGTAATGGCGATACACTTACTACACTGACAGAAAAAGATCCTAATTGGGTAGATACCCATTTGGTGACCGGCAAGCCTGTAAGAAAAATAAAAATCGTTGATATAAAGGATAACCCAGAAGCAGTAGACCCTTATGGCAATTTACATCAAATACCTCTTACAAGTGATATAAAAATTAACACACAAAAAATACGAAAAATAAAGGTAATAGAAATTAAATGATCAATATTGTAGTCACTAGCAAACCATGTGATGGTTTGTTTTACTATAGTTATGAATATATGTCTATACTTAAAAGTATAGGCATGACTGTAAAATTAATCGTAATTAGTCATAGAAAGTTCAAAGAACAAGACTACTTGGATAGTATTACAGAAAAGTACATTCATTGTGATGATATTATTTTCAATAATTTTGATCCAGACGAAAATGATAAAACTTTGATACTTGGAAGAAGTATGATGACTCTGGGCTATCAAGATTTTAAAGACTATAATGAACAACAGCAAGACACTTTAAAAAAAGTATTCAAAGGTGATTTGATTGCTGTATATTCAGAAAATCATCCTACACGATATCATCAAGCATTATCATTTTTCCATCCAAGACGAATAATTGATCTATGTGATACAGAGGTATATCCTGACGGACCAACAGATTTTCATTTTGAAAAACACATTAACTTTAGCATTTATAAAGATTTAAAAAATGATGTAAAATTTAATCATTTATTTTTAGGCACAAATAATTTATATTACTCGACAGTGCAATCAATAATAAAGGATTATCCAGACCATGGTATAATTACTTACAATGAGGATTATATAGATCCAAATAATAATAATATATTTGCTCCTGTCAAGAACTTAATGGGTATGTTTGAAACTTATGTATATACTAAAGATACATTTGATCCTGCTCCAAGAATATTTCAAGAATGTAGATATTTTGGAAAGGAAATAATTTATCAGAGAGATAAAACAATAAAAGATGGAGGAAGTGTGTATTGGGAAAGAGGATTAACTGAGCCAGATGTCAAACCAATAATAAGGGCTATACAAGAACTTCACAAACAAGGAGTGACTAAATGATATCATATGACGGTTGGGATAGGGAATATGCTGAAAATAAAGATGCTTACATAGAAATATTTGATATTTTTATGAAACAACTTAATTATGAAAACGCCGAAGACTTTGAAAAACAAATAGCAGAATACGTAGGTAGAAAACATGTTGTCAGTGTTGCTTGTGCCACTGATGCCTTAGGATTTTCTTTAATGAGTCACGGTATAGGGCCTGGAGCAGAAGTATTAGTAACTGACTTTAGCTGGATATCTAGTTCATCTTGTATAAGCATGACCGGAGCAACACCTGTCTTTTGTGACATAGATTTAGATTCATATCATATAAGTTTAGATAGCATCAAGCGTATGGTAAGTCCGAGGACAAAAGCAATAATATATACACACTTGTTTGGAAACATGGTCGATGTAACAGAAATAATAGAATTTTGTAAAGAAAATAAAATATTTTTTATTGAAGATGCCGCACAATCTCTTGGTTCAAGTTATAATAAAGTAAAAGCAGGAAGCATTGGACATTGTAGTTCTTTCAGTTTCAATACAAACAAAGTAATAGCAGGTATAAATGGCGGTGGTGTTTTTATGACCGACAATGAAGATATTGCTAATATAGTAAAGAAATTAAGACGACACGGTAAAGATAAAGACTTTGAAATGATAGGTTACAATTCTAGAATGTATGTTTTAAATTCCATGATAATAAAACAGCGTATGAAAAATATTGTTGAAACACAAAAAACAAGGCAGGAAATAGCACAAAAATACAACGAAGCATTTAAAGACCTTCCCGTGATTACACAGAAGCCTAGTCCTATACTAGATCATAATTTCCACAAGTACACAGTGAGATTTGAAAACAAAGATATTAGAAAAAAAGTTAAAAATGCTTTAGGTTTGTCAATACATTACGAACGGCCACTATCAGAAAATTCAATGTATGAACATTTGAAATATAGAAAAGATGATTGTAAAAATGCTAAACTAGTGGCAGATACAATAGTATCACTTCCTATACATGCTTGGTTAAAGGAAGAAGAAATCAATAAGATTATCGATACAGTAAAATCTAATTTTTCCGCATAAAGTCTTGAATATCTCTTGCGGCTACCATGTGTGAACCACGTCCTGGATGTAAATCATCTCTAGCCATGTCAATAAAAAAAGATTTAGTCTTCACTACATATACATTGACTTTATTCCAAGGATAGTAAAAATCTTTATAATCTCCTTCACAGGTGACATGATAATTTTTGATTCCCATACTATCCAAATGATATTTTGCCATATTCATTCTCATAAGTGAATCATACACAGTATCTATTTCGGTATGGAATCTTTCATAATACAATAGACTATCTTCTAATACTGTTCCAGGTGGTGGGTTTTTGTTTGTTCCTATTTTTTGTAAATCCATAGGCATGAATCTTTTAATATTTCCACCTCTCCAGTTCTTGCGATCTTTGTCTAAAAATATACAATACCTATCAAAATAACTCCACATGATAACAACGATATCACCTTTTACAAATTTAGTGTGTAGGATTATATCTAGAATGTGTTTATTAGAAGCGCCAGGCACAGCAAAATTTACACATTTACGCTTCATGTTATCAGCAATTAATCTTGGCCAAGCAAGTTTACTAGGTTTTGGGCCATGTGATCCAGACTTGGTAAGACTTGGATCTCCATTTTTATCAACCCAGCAATCAGGAAGTCCTTCTCCGTAAGTATTACTACAACCAAATGCGACTAATCTGTCCATGCTAATATTTACCTGCCAGGCTTAAACAGATTAAATTTTACGGAAAATAAATATTGAAGCTAGAGTTGTATATGAGAAAGCCAATATCATTAAAAGAATTAAAAGGTTCAGAATACAGAACAGTGGATTTTTATCTATCAAAATCCTGTAATAAGTCCTGCCACTACTGTACTGCTTGGACACTTGAAATGAGATATCTACACACTGACATGGATTTAGTGCGAACCATATTGAAAGGATTATCACCCTACAAGACAAGGATATGTTTACTAGGAGGTGAACCTGGATTGATAAAAAATTTAGATGAAATCATAGCAGAAATAAAAAAGCATGATAACTTAATTCCACAAGTCTTATCAAATAGTTTGGTAAGAAAGTTTTATCCCCATATTCTTGAAGATCCTGAAATAATATACATCGAACATTTAGTTTTAGATTTTTATGAAGATAGGATTGAAAAATTAGGCAATTGGCCTTTCTTACCTTTAAATGACAAAAATAATTATAACTTAATAATAGAAACGCCTGGCTATTTTAAATACAGAGATAGATTTGATCTTACAGAGATAGATCACGAAAACACTGAATTTAAAGAATACAATTCTAGATCACCAGATTTTCATAGTGACCATGATATAATACAGGCACCAGAAATAGAGCGTAGAATATGTGCCAAGTTTCCACAGGTTCCTGTATTTGATTTTGAAATACAAAAGATTAGACATTGTAGTAGAAAAGCAATCAACGGTTCTAGAGAATTTGATATAACTGTAGAGAATATACAAAAAATGATGGAATACAAATTATTTGACTTTGAAAAATATTGTACAACTTGTATGGATATTATTCCTCCTAGACCAGAAGCTAGGAGGTTAGAAATTTTAGAAAAAATAGCATTGGAAAAAACAACAGTATGAACATCTACTCAGTAGCATTAAATATTCATGACCATAACACATATGACGGTACTTTCCATAACCAAATTGAACGTCATAATAGAATTAAGCATAATCTTAATTATGAATGGTCACATGACCCTAATCCTAGTAAAAAATTCTTTAATGAATTTGTGTTAGACAAATATAAAAGTAGAGATGAAAATAATATATTTGCATTTACTGTGTCAAATTTAGGACAAGAGTTTGTTATAGATTTGATCAACGAAAATTTTTATAATAATGATTTTTTAAAATTTAAACCAAAAAGTTTATGGGAACCGTTTCATAGAGGATGTGTGTATTACATTGATCATCATCAATCACATGCTACCTATGCCTTTCTTACTAGTGGCTTCACAGAATCTGACATATTAGCTATAGATGGAAGAGGTTGGCAGTTTAATTGTATTTTTATTGGTAAAGATGGTATAATTAAAGATCTCTCTAAGAAGATCCCAATTGGAGGACTGTGGAATAGATTAGCACAAGATATAGGATTTAGATATCTTGACGCAGGCAAAGTAATGGGATTAGCTGGATATGGAAAATACAATTATCAAACTGATGCTATGATAGAAACTTATTTAATGAACCCTAATCACACGCTACCTAGCTTTGCTCCTGAAGTAATTAAAAATAACAAAAGGGAAGATATAGCATATACATTACAATTTAAAACTATCGAACTTATAAAAAATTATGTGTATCCACTTAAAACTTGCGACAACATTTGTGTAGCAGGAGGAGTAGCATACAATGGTTACATGAATGAAGAATTAACAAAACATTACAAAAATGTACACGTTCCTCCCGCTGTGGGCGATGAAGGACAAGCATTAGGTACATATATGCACGCCGATTATTATTTAAATGATAATATACACAAGCCAAGCGTATTTGCCGGCAAAGAACAAAAAATAGATGCAGATTTATTCACAGGAATGAATTTTGAAAAATGGCCTTTTGAAAAATTAATCACAAAAGTAGCAGAAGAAATAGCAAATGGAAAAATAGTAGGATGGTATCAAGGAAAATCAGAAAGCGGAAATAGGGCATTAGGCAATAGAAGCATTCTTGCTGATCCAAGAAATCCAAATATAAAAGATATCATAAACAAGAGAATTAAAAAACGCGAAGATTTTAGACCATTTGCGCCTAGTGTGTTAGAAGAACATTATAAAGATTTTTTTGATACTAACCAACCTAGCCCGTATATGTCAAGAATTATGCCTGTAAAGGTAGATACAGTACCAGGTATAACTCATGTAGACGGAACTGCTAGAATACAAACTGTTAATAGACAATTCAATGAAAGGTATTATGATTTGATCAATGCTTTTTACAAACACACTGGAATACCAATGTTATTAAATACCAGTTTCAACTGCCAGGAACCTATTGTAGAAACTCCACAAGACGCTTTGAAAACTTTTAATAATAGCGGATTAGATTTATTAGTGTTAGGAGATTATTTGATATGGAAGTAATCAATAAAAATTATTGGAAAGTATGGTGGGAAGCTGTACAACACGGTCATGAAATAAAAGACATACTTTATAGCGTAGGTCCTGATCAAATGGAATCAAAAATACATCTTGTTGATTGTATTCCTTTAGATGAAATGAAAAAATTCAATGATTTGAAAATACATTTGTACGGTGGCTGGTATGGCTATCCTTTAATTAATCTTTTATTGACCAAGTTTTTAAACATAGAACACATTACAAATATTGACATGGACGAAAAAGCATTAGATTTATCTAGGAAATATACACAGGCATTAGAACTAGAACACAAAGTTTTTTTCAAACATAGAGATGTTAAAGATAAAATAGAAACATCATACTATAAAGACAAAGACGTAAGACTGGTAATTAATACATCAAGTGAACATATGGCAGATCTGCCTGATTTAATAGCAAATAAAGATTACACGCCTAACTGTGTATTTGCTTTACAAAGTAATAATATGTTTCATGTAAAAGATCAACATATTAATTGTTCAAATAATTTAGATGAATTTATAAAAAAGACTGGACTTACTAAGATATGGTTTGCTGATACATATAAAATGTCAAATGGATATGAAAGATATACTGTTATTGGCAATCATCGAACTTAGATTTTAACCAATCAAAATCATTTATCAACCGAAGATCAGACCCCCTAGAAAAGCCAAACTCCATACCAGCATTAGCACCTCGAATCGCATCTTCACGAAATCTTCCATTAGCTGTAGTGGTCCATATTTTAAGTCTTTCATTTGTTTCTCCTTCTTGTTGTCTATCTATCACTTTACTGCTTAATTTAGCACATTCTCTAAAAGCACTTTTCCATGTGTTGAACGAGTCAGTATCAAAAGCTGTTATATTACTTACTTTGTCGAACACAATAAAATTATCTGAAATGCTGGTTGTCATATCAAAACTGTTTACATTCATATTCTTAGTTAATTTTCTTGGTAGCAATTTAACTCCACCATAACCATAAGTTAGATTATTTACAGGATTCATGCTTTTATAAACATGAACAATATTTTCATTTTGTGAAGTAACAAAGTAATCAAAATTAAATTCTTTTGTAATGACAGCGTCACCGTCTACTACATAAAAATATCGAGTGCTTGCCTTTTTTGCCGCTTCAATATGTGCTTGGTGTATTCCTTTTACTCCGTCTATCCTTTTTACTCTATCTCCAAAAACTCCTTTTACGTTAAATCTTTTGAAAAGATCATTATAATTTTCATCAGCGTTTGGTTCTCCATAACTTATAAAAATTATATCATGCATCTTTAACTTCCTTGTAAAATTCTTTGTATTCAGGAAATGTTTTTACAAAATCTAAATTTCTTCTTTTATCATATTCCTTTATAAATTTGTAAAATAGTTTTTGTGCTTGTCTTTGTTCTTCTTTGAATTCTTTGTTTTTAAATCTGTATAACACATCAGCTACAATTCTTTTAAGTTTAGCTGTTTCTATATCTCCAAAGCTACCAATATCTGTGTTTTCAATCATAAAATCTACAGCTGGAATTAAATGTTTCTTAACAAGTTCTTCACTTGCTACTTTTACATCTAAGAACTGAGGATTTCTTACATAAGGTATGTCAACCTTTATTCTATGATCTGCTCTGTGTTTCCTATAGTATGTTGTTTTCAAATGAAGAATCCAAATCAAAAAATTTTTAAAGGTTGGTAAGCTCAATATATTAAAGGCACTCATAAAACTTATCCTACTATCTGTATTCCTAGCAAAGTATTCTATGTTATCCTTAAACAAGAACCAATCCATGCCATATCTACTGTATTCTGCTTGAGCTCCACTACTTTCAGCACTTGTAAATAGTGTAAACTGATTAACACTTTTTTTACTTTCTAGCTCTTTTATACTTTGTGTAAACTTTTGCCACAAGTCTTTGGGCGGACATCCATTAGAATTGATAGCAAAATCTAAATTAGGTTGCGGATTTTCAATCAAGTAATCAATAACCTTTTGTGTATGTTTACTGAGCAAAGGTTCTCCGCCTGTAATTCTAAAAACTTTCATATGTTTCACTGCTTCTGGGAACCATTTCCAAAATGCTTCTATATAAGGATTATGTTCCCTTTCTAAAATTTGTACCTCGTCTGGATCAATGGCATTGTAGTGCCATATTCCTAAATCATAATAACCTTGTTGTTTTACTTCTTCTGCCCATTTACTGCTAAAGGCAGGACCACAATAAGAACATTTAAAATTACATATATTACTAAAACTTATTTCCACATATCTAGGATAGAAATCTTCATGCCCTGTTGACTTGGATATTGAATCAAAATCTTCCCAACTGAAATGATCAGCACTTTTGTACACTCTATCGCTAAACTTATCAGTATTATCCTCTATTCTCCAACAATAATCACATTCTTCAGGACGTTCATTATTAAGCATCCTACGTCTTGTATTTTTTTTGAACTCCGTATTATGTAGTACATTTGGATTATTTTTTAGATCTTCTAAAGGAATTTTATGAGCTTTGACATGATGACAGCTATGATTTATCCCTGATCCTAAGTGTATAGTTACCTGTGTCCATTTTGCTAAACAAAATCCACAGCCAACTTTATTTAATTTTTCTTGAACTTCAGCTGGATCAGCTCTAATCATTATCTATTACCGATTTATTAATTACTCTGCCATAGTTTTGATTTACAGTTTTGAAAAAAATACTTTGTTCTTGGCTCAGTGGTTGAGTAGAAATAGGTAATTGTAATTGATTAATTAAGTTGTTACCTATATTCCATATTTCATTATGTAAAATATCCTCTGGCATTTCGTCTCTATTTGCCCATAGCTCGTCTAAATGTGTAAAGTCTCTTACATTAACGTAATCCCAATCCGAAAGCATTGTCATTTCTAAACCTTCTCTTGCTCCGTAAATAGCCCATTCGCCATTTTTCACATCACTACCAACCATTGTCCAAATATACAACATGTTTAAATTTTTAGGATGTCCTTTCAAAAACTCAGAATGTGCTACCCTTTCTCCTCTATTAAGAGATAATTTAACACCTTCTCTAAAACCTGCTCGCCAGGCTTGTTTAGGAGTAAAGTTATTATGAGTCAAACTAAAACAACTATTCTGCTGTATGTATTGTGCGTCCCAACAAAAGTCTACCTTGGCTTGAACATTGTATGGATCAGCATTCTCATGTGTTTTCATATTCAAAACATATTCTCTTGGCCAGCATTTCAATCCACCGTTTCCATACATTAGGCCGTTTATAATATTTTGTCCACACCAACTTATAACACTTTTTTCTAAATTAGCATGGGTGTCAAAGTCTAACACTTGATCTAAAAATTCCTGTTTTATTGTGTTATCACCGTCAACTGTTACAAATCTGTCTGTTTCACTTATTCTAGCACACTCTTTATGTGCGGCATCTGAACCTAGTATCCCATGAACACGTTTTGCCCATGGAACTTTGTTTTTCAAATCAGCCCAATTTTTTTCAGCATTAGGTTCGTCATAACTTAAAAAAATAATATCTAGTTCTGCTATTTTAATTTTCATAATCACTCCTAATCACGCTGTCTCCAAACATCAAGTATATTAGTGTTTCATATTTTTCGTCTATTTCAATCCACATTTCTCCTACAAATTCGTTTGTAAAAGCCCTACAAGGAAATGCTTTTTGAATACCATAATATGGTCCAAGATGTTTACAAATAATTTTCATCTGTTTCTCTTGTTACACAATCAGCAAATATATTTTTAGTGTATACGCTGTAAGATTCCATGTTTTTAAAAGGAAATGATTCCTTTGATCCTATTTTAAAAGTAAAAGTATTTAATAAGAAATGAGGATCTCCTTTTTTTGTTACATAAAAACTAACTTCATCTAAGTTTTTTGGTGTATCTATTGTGTTTAAATAACATTCACCTTTACTCTTGTCAACTACAAATTCTATTTCATGAAAATTATCTTTGGGAGAAGTCAATTCATTAAGCAAAAATTCTTGTGGCGCTTCATCATCATTTTTCTTTAACTGAAAATTTTTATCTCTTTTGTTGTATATTACTTTCCAATTAATAAAATTTTCTTTTAGTGTTTGAAAAGGCTCAACTTGCTCGTTTGTAACCTCAATATGATTGTATGACTCGTTAATGCTTGGTCCTATACCAAAAATTTCACCTGTGTTTTTATCAAAAGATACATATTGTTTGGTGCTAATATTCATTTAATATCCTTTCACAAAAATTATTCTTGGTATAATGTATTATGCCATGTTGTAAGTAATTTCCAATTTTTAATTGTTTTTCTGCGTCGAAATAAAACGGAATTGTTTCTGTCCAATCTTCTTGTGTGGTCTCCCAATCTTGGACATGAGATTTCATATGAACAAAACTTGCTGGTTTAAAAATATAATTCTTGATATCTTCATCTAATAAAGTAATAGCATGATTTAAATCCATACTACTTACTTTGGGTGTAAGTTTAGGAACATATATTTTATAATATTCCTTGTAATTTCTACAGACTTGTTTAAGTTTTAAATAATATCTTAAAGCTGTATCATTTTGTTTAAAATAATGAAACGCACAGTATATATTAGGAATATTATTTTGAATAAACGCTTTTCTATAGTAATGACTAGTAACAGGATTATTTTTATATGTTCTAACATTACTTGTAAAACATAAATCATAATTTTTAAAGTACGACCACCAATAACTTATGTCATCTAAAAAAAGCATATCAGTATCCAGTAAAACAGTTTCTTGATATGGAGTTTCGTGATACGCTTTCCATCTAATATCTGTTCTGTAGAAGTTTTGTGTGTTTCTATCTGATGTAGGAATAGCAATTACATGATCGAACACATGTTTGTATTGATCAGAAACTTCATCACCGGTAAGCAAAGAAACGTTTTTGATAGTTTGTGTTTGTTTTATACTCTTAGCACATAGATAGGCTTGTTGAATATGCTCTTCTCCGGTAGCTATCATAATGTAACCTTTAGACATTTAAACTTCTCTCCAAACTAAACTTGTTCATTACATGTATATTCATACCCTTGACTGTAGAAAGGATATATTCATTAAATAATTTTTCTTTTTGTATGAGAAATGTTAGACTGTCGTCTTTTATCTTACACAAAATATCCCTATCAAGTGTATAATACATTTTTCCAGGCAAATTTTTAGCCCAATCTCCTTCTTGAAATCCGTTCATAATGTGTATACCCATGCTGAAAAGATGATCATTCCTAAAATTTCTACTTGCTAAATCATATACGTCACTGTAATGGTCCCAATTATCGTACAAATGTCTTAATAGATCAAAAAATATTTTACTTTCTTGACTTTTTGTAAAATAAAAACATGTTGCCCAATAAAAAGGAATACCCTTGTCATTGATGTAATCAAACTCTTTGTAATTTCTCCAGGAGCATAAATCTACTCCATGTCTATAAATTTGAAAATTATCATTTGTTTGAAAGGAGTGTTTAAATTTATCATTACATATTATATAATCCGTATCTAATACTAAAGTTTTATCATAAGGACTTAAATTAAAAGCATTATGTCTTTCATTGTTTTTAAAATTCAGTGTTGTCTTACGTTGTTGTCCATCATAATATCTTTTTTCATTGTGTTGCGAATCATCAATTTGAATTATCTTATCAAAAACATCATGATATTGAATATCAAGTTTGTCAAATGTAGATGTTACAATTGAAACAGGTAAATTTAAATATTTTTTTGAACGGGAAGCAAGTTCTACTGCTTGTTTTATATAATTAATAGAACCATTATTATTAGCAAAGCATAAGATTCCATTAGACATCTACTAAACCTTCTACACTACGTTTAGTGCTGAGAGTTTTGTACTCCTCATGATACTGATTTGTAGCTTCTGTATATTTGTGTAGTAGTGATTCTGTGAAGTCTTCCAAATCATCTATCTCGATAGGAGTTTTGTTGTCATCAATAATTAAAGTAGATGATGTTTTAGATAAAAGCATTGTACAAAAATTAATAAGCTCTCTATTAGCTGTAAATGTGCCGCCAAGATAGTACATAATTAAGTTTTCTTGATACTTTTCATATAGAATCCTCTTTTGGTTATTCAGAGTCGCAGAATAATTTGAAAATTCCAATGCTTTTTCAAGAGATTCTTCCATAGTTATACTCCTATATAATGTATAACTATTTAATCTTACAGAGCGTTGGTGGTATTGAAAGTTGGCGCCGGTACATTGACGCTATTTGAATTATTTGGTCTATTTTGTTGAGCTGTGCTTGACGTTGTAGCATCTACAGCTTCGTCAAAATTTGGATTTGGACCTTTATCTTCATTAAAAGTAACTTTGAAATATAATACAGCTCCACTTTTATATGCTTCTATTAAATAATCGTTAGCACTATACGCACTAGCCGCCTTGTTAAATATTGTTACATAAGATCCAGGTAAATTACTGTAACCATAACTAGTTCCAATTGAACCGTTGCTTGTAGTGCTTCTTCCAAACACAACAGTACCTACTGAAGACATCAAACTTCTCCAGTCATTGTTGATAGGAGTGTTACCTGATCCGATTAAACCGCTTATGTTGATTGTTCCGCCAGCGTTAAAATATACTCTCATATGATCTACACCACTAATTGTAGTTTGACTTCCGTCTCCATTAGTAACAGAGTATCCGCCAAATGTAACTGTAAAGTAATGATCAATATCAGTTGACCAAGATGCTGTTCTTGTACTTGTAATTCCTGATTCCAAACCTAATTGGCTTGGAGCTACACTTAATCTTGAAGATTGTGCTGTAATACTTAAGGATTCGTACTGAGCGTATCCTTCTTTTGTAGCATTATTGCTATCTTCGATCGTATCTCCAACTGATGGAGGAGCAATTTCCGCAGGTAAACTTCCTGTCTGGTGAACTCTTATTTTTGTTAGATCCGTGTCAAGGTTAACCATATCTTGAGCTGTAACTGTATTACCTACTACAACAGTCTGACTAGTTACTGATTGTCCGTATCCTTCGTCTCCTGCTCCTAGTCCTAAAACTGCCGCTACCCTTGCTCTAATATTATTATACCTTGCCGCGGTGATTGTATCGCCTACTGCCATTTTACTTCCTTATATTTTATAACTTTAAAATACACTCCACTAAAGTTTCTTCATGCCTGTCGTTGCTTTCTAAAGCTACACCAATCATGTCTCCGTTTCCATCAACACTTGCTGTTCCGTTATCAGCAACAAATACAGCTTCCCCTTTATTTACCGGACCTGTAATTCTTACTGGCACTCTTCCGACTAAAGCTACTGCTTGACCTTCAGCCTCTGAATTCATTAAATAAGCTGGTTTTGTACTAATTACTCCTATACAAATACCTTCTCCATTTTCACATGCTTTTGCTTCGGCTTCTCCGCCTATCATCATTAGTGTTCCCACAGGATAATTTTTGTCAGTTGTATATTTTTCCGCCAAGTCAGCGTATCTTGCTTGTGTTGATATTCCATTAAACACATTGGCCGCTAAATTACCGCTGGAATCTCTTACAGCTACGGTGTTATTAGTAGCACTTGTGTCACCTGTTCTGAAGTTGCTACCCACTTGTAAATTTGTAGCGTTTGTTGCTAATCCAATAAAAGAAGTAGCATACATAGCTCTAAACTTATAGTTATTATCCCCTATGTCATAAGTTGTAGTAGCTGTAGGAATAAGTCCTGCCGCCTGTACATGGAAAGGTTCTGTAGTAACACCTCCACTTGACTTTACTTTAAATCTAATTTTTTGTCCAACTGTGTTATCGATGACTGCTTCATCGCCACTTCCTGCTGTATCAATCTTAATAGCTAAATCATTAGCATCACCAATAGTCAATCCAGAATCTGTAAATCTTACAATACTGTTGAAGTTTGCCGCACCTGATAACGCATAATCACTTGCTGGTAATCCATTTAATTTATCTGCGTTGGTAGCTGTACCATAAAATCTAAATGCCCCACTTGTTACTCCGTCGGTGCCTGAAGTTGTATTTCTAAGTGTTAAACCTTGTCGTACAACATCAAATCCTGTTATTACGTTTTGTGGATCAGTAGCGTCAATTGTAAATTCTGAATTACTTATAATGAATACTACACCATCTTCTACAGTACCTTTAATTATTGTTCTATTGTTTTGATTTGAATCTCTAACCTGCCCAGTTACCATTGCTGAAACTGTAGCACCAATACTTTGTGGACCAATTAATACAAATCCACCATTTGCGTTTTGTGCGTATAATTGATTGTTACCGCTATCCCACCAAAAATCACCAGTTGTTAATCCTACAGGCTGTGTTGAACTTACTTCTGCTCCACCTGTTGATCTAAATTTTGTACCATCGTAAAACTTTAACTTGCTTCCAGCACTATCGAACCAGATTTGACCTGTTAAAGGTGATGCTGGTTGATTAGCACTTGAAAAGTTTTCAAGTAAATGTACAAAGTTTTCGTTCTGTATTTCTCCGTAGCCGGCATAGTTCTTACCAACTAGCTTAAGAGATGTGCTTTGATCAATAGTACCATCTTCAACAGTTGCTAACTGCGATCCGTTTGTTAAGTTTATTACGTATGCCATCTATAACCCCTAATATGTTATATGTATTTATATTAAATTGCCCGGAGTTAGGTCTTGTACATAACCCCAGCTACCCCCATTTATCCTAAATAATTTCAAAGATCTTTGTACTGTAGATGTAATAGCACCAGTAACATCGTTAAATGTTGCGTCTCCTATTACTGATACACTACCACTATCATTTCCACTACCGTCTAATTGTTGTACAACCACTAAACTTTTGTTAAAACTTGCGTTCAAGTTGGCCGCTGATAGCGTTGCTGTAGCGCCAGTTGTTGCTGTACAATGAACTCTTGCTTCACAGCCTTCTACTTTACCTCCGGCTGGAGCAATATCTTGTAAAATTGTTGCTATATTTGTATTTAAATTAGTGCCTGTTCCTAATCCTGTTATATCTAATGCTAAGGCAATTACCTCAGTACCTATTGCTGTATCAACATAATTTTTTGTTGTAACATCTGTTGGTGCTGTTGGTTCTGCTACTCCAGTAATTTTTCTTGGAGTTACCAAATTCAAGTTGCCTGCTAAAGTAAGGTTAAGTCCATTTCCACTACCATCAACAACTCCTGTGCTTACTCCTATACCGCCAGTAAAGCTGATGTTTCCTATGTTAGCAGTAGTCAAGTTACCAATAGATGTAATACCTGGTGCTTCTGTTCCACTAATAATAGTAACACCATTAAATTTTAATCCACCTGTACCGGTAAAGTTAATACTATTTCCTGTTGTCCATGCGTTACTTGCCTGTCTCCATAAAAATTCTTTGTCACCATCTGAAGATTTAACTATAATACCAGCAGAATCTACTTGTGTGTCGTTTAGTAATGTACTATCTGAACCTAATCCAAGTTCAATATTCTTATCTTCAACTCTCAATGTGGCAGAATCTATTGTTGTAGTTGATCCTGAAACTGTTAAGTCTCCTGAAATTTTCATATCTCCAGTTACATCTAACGTAGCACCTGGATTTGAATTGTAAATACCTACTCTATTATTCGCTGAATTAATTGTTACAGCATCTCTTTTTCCTAAACTGGTTGTCATTCTAATAATGTAGTTTTCACCACTAACATTATTTTCTGATACAACACCCAAGTTAGTTACTTTAATAACGTTATTATCTGTTAATCCAACTGTAAGTCCGTTGTTGTTTCTTATTGATAAAGCACCACTTGTAGAGTCATCTGAATCACTAGCTAAAAACTGTGCGGCTGTTCTAACAACGCCTTGTGAATCAACAAGTGATGATGTTCTTGAAGCTGTACCAGCATACACAAAGTCTGCGTCGACAACATTAAATCCTTTTACAACATTACCTGTAAAACTAGGAATAGTATCTATGTTCTGTGGTGTAAACGCAATCTTACTCCATAAACCAACAAGTGTACCTCCAACCCAATACTTAACAATAGTTCTGCTTGTACCTGTGTTATCAAGCACAGTAACAACCTGTGGACCTGAACGTCCTTGGAATGCGTTGTATATTGGTCCTGCTAATTCTAAATCTGTACCATCATAAAAGTATAGTTGATTTGCTTCGTTATTAATCCACAAGTCACCAGCAACCATTGACGGTTGGCTTGATTGTACAATAGGTCCACCACCTGTTGTCCAAGCTGTGCCTGTGTAAACTTTTAATCTTGATGTAGCTGTATCCCACCAAATTTGTCCTGCTAAAGGCGTACTTGGTGCTGAAGAATTAGCAAAATTCTCAAGCATGTGAAGAAAGTTTTCGTTAATAGCTTCACCAAATCCTGAATAGTTTTTACCAATTAATGATATGTCAGTAGTTGTAGTATCTATTTGTCCGTCTGCTAGATTTACAAGCAACGTACCACTAGTTTTGTTTATTTGATATGCCATTAGCCCCCAACTCCTGAATAAATTATATATTTGACTGTCAAGAAAGGATTCAACACATTGAATGGTGTGCCTAATTCTGAAATATCAAAAGTTTCAAATTGTTCTAATCCTGTATTTTGATTGTAAGTAATATTTCTTCTATTCAACAATCCTCCCGAAGAAGTTCTTGCTTGTCCTGCTTGGTTACCTGTAGGAGCATCATAGATTATTGTATCCGCATCTTGTGGAGTGCCGCTATCATCTAATATTACATAAAATTGTGCGCCTTTTGGAGAACGCAAATCATGCTCGTGTTCTGGTAAGTTCTTAACATCAATTGCTCTGCTTTCAACTCCAGATGCTAATCCTACTGTATCAGCGTTTACGTCTGTAACCCTGTTAGCACTTGTGCCTCCCATGTTGTCAGCACCTAATGGAAATCTACCTCTGAAATCTGGTAATCCAAAAAAGCCTGAAGCAACTTGGCTTTGATCTTTAAATTGAAATTGTATAGCATTGTATAAATCAAGATAGTCCGCTATTCTCTGTTCACTACCATCACATAGTAACCAACCTGCTGGAAGATTTACACCACCAAAAGGAACTATTGTTCCTATTGGAATAACTGGCACACTACTTACTAGTGCACTTTGTGATATTTTAAATACCCCAGTTGAATCTCCAGATACTCTGTTAATTATTACTTCATCGTCTTGTCTTGGAGCAGTAGCTAAAGTTTTATTAGCAATAAATGTATTACTAATAGCTGTTGTAAATACTTTTGTTGTACCACCTGTACTACCATCAAATGTAATTTGATTTGAACTTACATCACCTGACAGTTGGAAAGTTGATGCTGTTGTTAATTTATTGGCATTAGCCGCACCACCTGTAACTGTACCTGTTACGTTACCAACAATATCTCCTCTAAACTGTACCGCATGGACTGTTTGCCAACGTTTCTCTGAACTACCTAAGTTGAATGTTTGTGTAGCACTAGGTTCAATTGAAGCAGATGTTGTTGTACCTGCTATGTTAACAGCATTACCTACCCATAATTTTTTAGCAATACCTACACCACCTGAAATTTTTACTGAGCCAGTACCTATGCTTGTGCTATCAGTTGTACCTTGTACAATTAAATTATTACTAGCTTGAATAGATCCTGCAACATCCAATGCTTCGGCAGGAGTAATTGTGTTTATACCTACCTTTTCAGTAGAATCAATTCTTAATACATTCTTTTGAATTCCGTCATCATTTTTAATTTTAAAATCTAAAGGAGCACCTTGTGTTTGATTAACCATTTGTCCGGTACCGTTACTGACAGCAATATCAATAGTATTTGTTACTCCTATTCTCAGTCCTTTGTCATTACTAATAATTAATTGTTCATTTGTTGTACTTGAAACATCACTTCTTAAAAATTTGCTTGCCGCTACAGGAAGTTCGTTTGCTGATACAACAAGATTTTCAGCTTTTTCTGCCGTACCATAATATTTTCCTATTCCTGCTCCTGCTATGTTAGCACTTGATAAGTTCAATCCTGGTTGGATAATTGAAAATCCTACGATAGTGCTTTTTGGTGAAAAGGTTCTAGTAGAGTAAATTGCTATAGGATTACCTTGAACTTCTATTTGAAGTACTGTGTAATTAACTTCGTCTTTACCTGTAACTGTTAATGGCTTTGCTCCTGTAAGTAAACCATCACTATACTCAGGACCTACTAAAGTCCAAGCACTTCCTGTAAAAATATATAATTGGTTGTTATCTGTATCAGCCCATAAATCACCTGTAAGTGAAGATGCTACTGCTGGAGCATTGTTTCCTTTTTTAAGACCTCCAGCATTTACCCACGATGTACCGTCATAAAGTTTTAAACTGTTTACTCCGGTAGAAGTATCATACCAAAGTTGTCCTTGTATTGGATTTCTCGGAGCGGCTGTGTTAGAAAAGTTTTCTAGTAATTTTAAAAAACTTTCTGCTATGACTGAACCGTAGCTTGTTGTATTTCTACCAGGAATATCCAAACTGGTTGTCTGGTTAATTGTGCTATCCTCTATAGAAATAGTTCCTTTGTTTGAATCTGAATAATTAATTAAGTATGCCATTATTCATTAAATCCTGTCAAGCTCTGTACTCTGACTGTATAGTCAATTTGTACTAATCTGTTTAAACTTTTTTGTACAGGATGGAATACTACGTGTGTCAATAATCTTCCTGTGCCTGCGGCATTGTAACTTACAAGTCCTAGCTCATCAAAGACATATAAGCTATTACTATTAGTAGCATTATCAACAGCATCTTGTCCTGTTGGTTCACCATAGTCTAATAAACATGTAACTAATATGTCTGTGTAATTTGTACCACTTACGTGTCTAGATTCGATTTTGTTTCTAGCAGGATCTGTGTTATTAACACTTCTATCATCTACCACTTTTACAAAAGTTTGATTGTAAAGACTTGCGTTAGTGCCTGTGGAATTTGGTGTAAGGTACGTTATTATACCTGTTGGATCTATGCTTGTACCACCATTTCCAAATGCCATTTCGTATATAAATCCTTCACCTGCGTTTCCTAAACTTTCTGCCAGTGAAATACTCATATTTTCATAATGAATAGCATTACGCTTATCAACAATAATCTCACCATTTGATGGGTCAAAAATCTTGATATGCCCTTGTAAAAGCACTCCGTTATTTTCTTTGAAATTGTCTATCATATCACTTTCCTACAACTGTATTTATTTTGGTAGCTCCACCTTTTCCGCCTTAAAGAAACG